GTTGGGTTGAAAGGGTCGCCAGCCAAGTCAGGCGGCTACTTTGGCGTTGCGCTCTTCAGCCGCCAGCGCGTCCGCTTTGTTGAGTGCATGGCAAAGGTCGATTACCTCAATATTCGAGCCACAAACGACCTTCCAGTCGCGTCGTTTCAAGTTGTAGCTGTCGGCGTGGTATCCACCTTCCTCGTCTACCGCATCTCGGTCATAGTCGCCAAATTGAAGCGCCCAGCTTCCCTCTTCACGGGCAATGAGGCAGTAATAAGGTTTGTTCGTTTTACGCATGTTGATAGCTCCTAATAACCGGGTAAGACACCCAGTAAACGCTCGCGTGTGCAAGCGCTTACAGGGATCACACCCTATGCAGCCAACGACAGCGCAAAGCGCTTCTGAAGCGATCCATGCACGACGATCACGGGATCAGCTTTGCGCGATGCAGTACCACCCGCACATGCACCGCAGTCGGCACACGTTTTCGTTTTGCCCGCCTCGGCGCTTGCTGGGCATACGAATTCACCCGGCATTACTGGTGCATCACTTGTACGCACACGGAACGTGCGGAACCCCAGCGAACGCGCCAGATCGCGATCAGCCTCGGTGTCCGCCGATGCCATACAAAACCCACGCACAGCCAAACCCAGCGCGTTGCGCCATTGGTGCGTATAGCCAGTGGATCCGGCAGCGTTGGTCAATAGGAATTTCCAGACCGATGATGGAACGGCTGCGGGATCCCCGTAGGTTCCCAAGCGCACCATGCGTTGCGCGATCAGTTGGGTAACCTTGCTGGCTGCGGTAAAAGGGTAGATACCACGGTTAACACCGTCTAGCACCGCCCGTGCACCTTGGCCAAGATTTACATAACAACTACCGCCCATGCCTCGGCGGTGCGGACAATCACCGCATATGGCAGCGTCGCTCAAATCCCGTGCGCTTTCAACTGGGCTTTTGCCGTTGTCAGCCAGAATATACGTTTGCACCATGTTGCCTGTCTTGACGTTGCTGCTGCTAACAATAGCGACGACGACGATGGGCGCACCGTTCAACAGTGAAGCGCCGCGGTAGATGATGTAGCCTGATGGTTTTTTGGTCATGTGAGATCCCCAGTTAGGTGTTGGTTAAAACGTCGAAATAAGACAACATGCAAACAAGCAGGCCGCCAGCGAAAAAGGCAAAAGTGATGGCAGTTAAAACGGCTTCTTTTATTTTGTTCATGGTATTGGTTTCCAGTTGGTAACAGTTGGTTAAAAAAACACACTGGAAAGCCCCTAGGGCTTTGCGCTGTGCTTTATGGGTTACAGCACCCAGTCAGGCGGTAAACGGCTGCTGTAGTCTTGGGCTTTGGCTGCTGCGCTGTTGATATGGTCTAGCGCATCCTCAACACGGTTGGCATGGCGGTAACTCAAAGCGTTAGGGTCTAGCAACTCATCAGTAACAAATACGAATTTGTCCTGCTTTGCCGCATAGGCTTGGGCATGCTCTAGGGTTAGGCTTGCGATCAATTGGTCGATGGTTAGCATGGTTTGGTTTCCTAGTTGGTTAGTTGAACTTGTGGCGCATGCACTCGGCATATGAACCACGGAAAAATATGGTGTAGCTGTTGCGTTGCTCACTACCCTTGCAGACGATGACATTACCGTGGGCGTTGCGTTGTGCGGTGTACATGGTTTGGTTTCCTTATGCGGTTTTGAATACAGCGACGGTGATCAAAGCGACATGCGCTAAGACTATGAATAGATACAAGGCTGTATCAAATTTACTGGTTTTGTTGGTCATGGTATTTGTTTCCGGTTGGTAATGAGTAGTGATACTAGCACACTCTCAGAATACTTTTGTGCCTTTATGAAAAAAATAGAACATTTAAACCCTTACGTATAAACCCTAGTGGCAGTAGCAGCCGTAGGAGACCGTAGGAGACCGTAGGAGCGCCCGTCCTGTCTCTTGGTGCAACTGTATCCACGCGGTAACTATAGGAGCGTGTGGCACGTTCTAGTGCGGACTATGGATGCTTTGGTGTCGTTGGGTTTGTTGGGGTCGCTGGGTTCGTGGTGAAAAAAATAGTGAGTCAAATACACGGTCGCGAACCTCGCGGTGTCACGCCGTTAACCTGGCACTAGCATGCACCCTACGCCCCGCAAACTACAGCACCATGTGCCATCAGTGGATACAGGAACCGATGCGATGTCATATGGATCAACAGGTTACGCGAGACTCGCTGGGAAATGGCACAATTTTGGCCAGCAATTGGGCGCATGTGCGCGTTGCGTGTTGATGTGTGCGCGTGTGCGTGTGCGCGCCAGCGTGTTGATGCCTAGGGGGGTGCGCGGGCGAAGACTTCTCGAGGTTGCCGTTTCATATTTTTGTAGCAAATTATTTCCTCAGGAACCCACCGTCCCCTCAGTCCCCACCGTCTCCTCAGTCTCCCAAGTTTCCTCACGCTCCCCAATGCTTCCACACACCAGCAATGATGTGCACACAGGTCACCACCTCTAACAGGCGTACCCATGGCAGCTTCAGTAGCCAAAGAATCCTAGGCATCCAATGTCTCCTCAGGTTGTCCAAAAGGAAGCATAAGTCAATGCTTATGCCTCCTAATGTGCAACTCTAGCGGAATGCGGAGTTGTATGAGTTCCAGTTGGTTCCATCTGCCTTAGGTTTCCCAAGGATCCCATGCATGAATCTCTTCAACTCTTTATCTAGAGCAGCGTCGAGGATGGACTTAGCAGCCTTACCAGTGTCTCTAGCCATGGACTCTGACCAGTAAGCGACGGCGATTGCTAGAGCGTCTAAGCGGTCATCGTTGGTGATCGCTCCACGCTCTCTAGTTATCCTAGTTAGCTGATAGAACAAGGAGTACTTGAGTTCCTTAGCGGTCTCGTAGTCCTTCTTGATTAATCTCTCATCGACGACTAAGCGGTGTGTAGAAATCACAGGCTCTAAGGTATCTATGATCCGTGCTTCCTTGTTGCTGGAGTGCTTAACTTCCTCAACGGTGCATGGGTAGATGCGTCCTAAGAATGGCTTGAGAAGCTGGGTGTACATACCGTCACCGAAGTTAGCCTCGACGATGATCTGCTTGACCTGATGCTTCTTAGCTATGTGAGCTAGGGACTCAAGAGTCTCGTCGCTATAGCCTCCTAAGATACCTCCGGCATCCACAAGGAACAGCATGCCTCCCAGTGCTTTGATAACAGCGTAGCCGGTCTCATCGTTACCACGACCTGAGGGGTCGATGGACATAACGCAGCCGGTGAAGTCTGACATGTCATCAGCCATCCACATGGGTCTGTAGTACTTGTCGCCTGTTAGGGCAACGTTGGGTAGGTCATTGATCACTAGCTCTGGTGATGCTGCCCATGCGATCTTCAGGTGACCCATGGTTGGGTTCAGGTTCATTACTATCAGGTCAGCTACCTTTAAGGGATACCTGTCGCCGTCGCTCAAGGCCGTATCAAGCATGAACTGTAGAGCGAAGCCAGCACGTCCATAGGAGGCTGCACGTTCCATCAGATCCTTGTCATCGAAGCGCTTAGGGTCTACAGGTTTACCTACGAGGCTTGAGTCTCTTTCGAGGTCTCTAGTGATCATAGGAGCCAAACGGCCTTGGTACTTAACTACCTGAGCTAACTCTGGATACCTAGATGTCCAGATGCGTACATCGTAGCCACGCTCTGGCAGCTGGTTGTATAGGGACATCTCTGTCTGAGGTGTACCTAGGTAGATGATGCGACCCCCAGGTTTAAGGATAGCGTCGAACTCTTTGACTGCCTCAGAGAGCTTGTCGCGCATCATCTGGGTAGCTGAGTTGTTGGGTACTTCTACGTCGTCGGCAATGAGTACATCAGCACGACTGCCGGTGATCTGACCTGTAATACCTACAGACTTCACTGAGGGTGAGTGGTCTGGTAAGGATGGCGCTACGTCGAAGGCAACCATGGAGTCCCTTTGGTTGTCTGTAGCAGCTAGGTGGTTCAGGATCTGGATGTCATTGATCAGCCTCTTAACGAAGCTGGAGAATGCATCTGCACGTTCCTTGGAAGCTGAGACCACTAGGATCTTTAGCTGTGGGTTGTTGAGTAGTAACCAACATACGAATGCGGATGTTAGCCACGACTTGCCCACTCCTCGAAAAGCTTCGATAACCGAACGCCTATCAGCATGCTGGAGGTATGAGGCTATGTCGTACTGAACGGGTGTGGGGTCGGGTAGGTTTAGTTCTTTCCAGATGTGGTAAACGAACTTTCTAAAGTCTTCTTGAATTGGATGCTTCATCTAGCATTTCGTAAGGGAATGATGTTGTCGTCGTCGAAGATGGGGAGGTCTGCTAACCCAGCTAGGGGTGAGCCTTGGACAGCTTGCGCTTCTATGCGGTTGTCTTTCAAGAACTGTCTTGCGACGTTCAAGATAGCGGCAGGAGGGGGAATCTTGTTCCCCTCTCCGTCCACATACTCCTGACCAATTGCTTTGCTCAGGATGTCGGCAAGCTGACCGTGAAGACCCCCAAGGGCTTTCTCGTCAGCTTTGTTCATCATTTCTTTGGTTTCTTATTTTTAGTAGCACGCGCATTGCGTACTGGTAAAGGTCGTGACATTGTTACTTTCCTGTTTTTAGTTCTGTGTACAGCACACCAAATGCGGCGATCAGTGCGCCTATAAAGATTAAAGGTTTTGCTAGTTTCCCAATCCACCCAAGGACAGTGAAGGCTCCATTCAGAGCTGAGAATGCTTCAACCAGCGATTTAGTGCTTGAGTGAATCTCATCTACCTTGTCCTCAACTGCCCTTAGTCTCTCCATGATCTCTTTGTGGCTAATATCGTTTGTCATAAATACTGCCTGTCTTTAATCGCTTTTACTAACTCGGTTGTAGGAACGTGGTCGAAGTCCAGACCCATGTTTACGCGGACACCTCCGGCTGAGAAGTTATGAACGCTGTGCCACGCTTGGTGGTTGAAGACATACCAACGGTACGGCTGCATCACTGCGGTGACAACGTGTTCAATCTTGTCGTGGTCTGGGATGCGGTATGGGTCTATGTATTCAAAATCTGCCGTGGGGCGATACCAGCGTGTCTCTTGCTCTTGACCTTGGAGGAGCATGAACAATGAGCTTTGCCGGGCATGTCCCATATGGGTTGGTAAGTACTCACCCCCAAAGGATGTTTGCACTGTCGATTTCGGTTCGTTGGCGTACATCTCAAAAAGCCACGGCGGTACATTTGAATAAAACTCTGCATCAAGGTTCTCAGGTAAGAACCACTGCAAGAATTTAATCGGCTTCTTTCCGGGGTTGTACTGCTCAAACTGGAGCTTACGGCGGTTTAGTTCACGGGCGTTTTCTACCCCGACCAATTTAACAAGGTCTTTGTAGGTGTTACCTCTGTTGTACTTAATCCGCTGAGTAAACTGTTCTGGGTTTGTATCTACTTCATAAAGAAGTTTTTCCCCAAACTCTTTACCGAAATCTAACGATGTTTCATAGCAGTAGTCGTCTGGGTTAACGTCTGGTTTATGTGCGACGATCATACGTACTTAACCGCATCACGGTCTTTGCTCCTGATAGCTCTCACAACTAATGAACCCATATCAATGTGATACCAGCGGGTTGAGAACTTCCAAGACCTCCAGTGCTTGTGGTGGTAACCATGCAGCCACTCTCCCGAAGACGGGAAGATGTACTCAAGGAACCATAGGTCGTTAGGCTTCCCACCGATGTGACTGAACGTCTGGTGGAATGCAGCAACTAGGTGTGCAGTGCCTACTGCGGGTAGGTAGCAGTACAGGAACACTTCTGGAGAAACCAGAAAGATCGCTGCTGCCATGAGTGCCCAAAGAAGTGCGTAGTACTTGTCAACAAACAAGTGCATAGGGTCTCGCAATAAACGTCTGGATAAGATCGTTTTTAGCGGCACGTTCCTGTACCCTTTTCTGAAAATGGATGCCAGCTTCATCGCCCCTTCATGGGGGTCTTTATCCGTATCTGTGTGGACATGGTGTGTTGCATGTGTAACAACCCATTGGAGTGGGCTGCTATACATGAACAAGATGCCAAAGGTTGAGAAGGCGTAGTGCCAGAAACGTGAGGTTTCAAAAGCACCGTGACAGAACAACCTGTGATACCCGACACTTAGTGTCACACCAGCCATCAGGTACAGGATAAAAGAGTAAGCCAGCATCGATGGTTCTAAGAACACAGCAGCAACAAATGCCGCCATACCAACGTAATAGGCTACGTTAGCCATCCATGCTTTATGCCTAAACATTACTTTTTCCGATCAAATAATAGTCCGTATGAATCCGTTACAGCAGATATTGTCAGACTTGAATTTAGCAATTCAATGGGTAGCGGCTCATCGCCGTATGTAATCCCATCAATTGAAAAAGAGCCGCCCACCATAAACAGCAGCGTCCCAACATCAAACGTCTGTGAGTCTCCAGCATTGATAACTACTGAAGTTAATGCGGGTGATTCACCACCGTTCACATGCTCAGGCAAGCACCACCATTCGGTAGCTTCCTCAACAAGGTACTCATACACACCGGCAGGTATAACCCTTGAGTGGTCTGTGAAACTCCCGGCTACTCTAGGAGGTGTTACTACACCAGTGGTTACGTTCAGACCTGTTATCAAGCCTTTAACCCAAAGAGTCGTCAGACCTACATCGGCAAACGTTGTCTGAGATTCAATGGTTGTTTGATACTCCTCTCCAGTTGGTAAGGACTTCTTAAATATGTCCCAGCCAAAACTGTCGTAGCGCTTAAACTCATTGATGGCGTTCATCGTGATATACCTACCACTTTGATTGCTGCCTCAATGACATCAGGTACAACTGCTGGAAGTGCTTCAAGTTCGACCTCAATTGCTGGAACAGTGCCAGCGTTTGTCTCGCCCCAAAGACTGAACGGCGCGTAATCACGCAACACTTCATACAGGTCTTTACCGGGTTCAGGGGAGGGCACACTACATAAGAAGTCAGGAAAACCTGCTTTTTTAAAAAGTACCACCACACAGTTGTTTACGTTATCAACAACTTTAATTTCATACTCAAATTCTGTAATCATCAGACTACTCCTCCATTTCGTGTTCCAAGATTTTGCCAAGTTATAAAACTATTCCCACTGACAGACTTACCACCAGCGCCACCAGCACCACCCGCGCCAGTTCCGTTTGCTCCCCAAGTACCTCCGGCAGAACCAGCACCTGCGGTATAAACATCGGTTCTGTAAACTGCTGCTGTATACTCAGTCGCAGCTCTAGTCATCACCCTAACTGTGTAGTAAATTGAAGCGCCACCACCGCCAGCAGTAGCTAGGGTTCCTGCTACACCAGCCCTTGCACCACCGGCAGAGTTAGTTAGGCCGGTACGTCCACCGCCACCACCGCCACCCTGACCACCGTTGCCGTTAGCTCCAGCGCCACCACCGCCACCACCACCTGCGATGGTTCCGTTGTTGCTTAGGCTTACTGCGGACTGAACAAGTAGCGCAGAGCCTCCAGCAGCGCCAGCGCCGTTACTTCCTACACCGCCGTTACCACCCATTCCAAGAATGTTTCCGTTGTTTATGAACGAGACACCGCCGGGGAAACTTCCGTTAATAGTGACACCAGCAGTTCCTGTGCTGTTCGAGGTTAGGTAGACACCCGGCGCAACCGTCACAATAAGTTCTGATACGCCAGTCCAACCGTTTGCGCTTGCCCATGAGTGCAGGTTAAAGTTGGTCTGGTTTGTAGATACAGTTAGTTCAGTAACGCTGATACCACGGGTCAACAGGTCGTTATCAAGTGTTAACTTACCGTTTGAGCCTAAGATAGCTTTACTGACGTTGTTGTAGCGGAACGTTAGGTTTCCACTGATAGCCTGAACTGACCAGTCGCCACTTTGGAAACCATCCATCCCATCGATCTGCGTTTGGATTGCGGTTAACTGGTTACCAACTGTCGTGTTAACAGAGTTTTCGACTTCTGCTATTTGCGTACCAATAGCTGTGAGTTGGGTGTTTACGGTAGTAGATACTTCGGTCTGTAAGGCAGATAGGTCGTTATGCTCAACAAGTCCTGTTTCTGCATTCTGCCGTATCAAAGCAAACCAATCCGCTGCTAGGCGCGAACGTGATCTAAACATTAGACACCTCCACAATTGTTTTAAGAGTCGCTACATTCTCAGCGGCATTAATGGAGTCCTGCATCTCATCGTATTTAGTACGAATTAAAGCACGGGCTTCTTCTACAGCAACCGCATCTGTACCCGGTATCTTCTTCATAATCACTTCATCTAATGGAGCGAACTCAGCAGACCTTGCAGTACGGCGTTTGTCATGGCTAATTACTTTAGCCTTATCGATGTTGACCGTTATCATTCTGTAACCTCCTCTGGGAATTCATTGCTGTCAGCGCCAACCCCGTCTGTCAAGGATGCTTCATCAACCTCCCATGCACTGCGAAATGTTCTGTCGCTAGGTACATCAGCAACATCAACAATCTTGTAAGCCTTGCCAGCGGGTACATCCTTAGCTGCAATTGCTTCAATGGTGTGTGTAGCAAGGCAGTCTGGTGCTGGGATAAGAACGGAAACACCGCCTTCATCGTTTTGGTAAATAATTCTTTTTGTCACTTTTATCCTTTGTTTAGCGGAAGATGCTAATTGTTAAGTGTGGGTTGTCCGAAAACGATGGCGCAGCTGCCGCAGTGGTAGCAGCTATCCTGCAAGAAGATGCCGTCCAGTTAGGCGCAGTTGTATCGTTCGCTCCGTTTCCAGTCAATATTCTGCCAATTCTCCCGTGCATGCTTGAAATTGCGTAGTTTGAGTCAGGCATTGCAGTAGTAAAGTTAACTGTATAATCACCATTCCCATTGTCCGAAATTGAACTCACATTACCACTGCCACGAATAGCCACAGTTCCTGCGCCATTAAAGTTAACCCAAGCACGACAGCCGTATGCAGTTGCAGCAGAGCCGTAGCCTGAGTTGAATTGCAAGTTGCTGCTTTCATCAATAATTGCAGAAACAGTCCCACCATATCCACCACGCCAAAAATAAATTGCGCCAGCACCCTTTGCTGACAACGCTAAATTAACACTTGCATTTCCACCAGTTGCTTCAACCCTAGCAGTGCCGCCACCCCCAAGCAAAGATACTTGGTCTGTTTGATCTGTTCCCGCTGCTATTGTTCCAGCAACAGCCAGCTTGCCGTAGTTTTGTGGAGAACTTGTCCCAATACCCACATTGGAATTAACAATTAGGTTTCCCGTAATCGTGTCGCCACTCTTAGAAACTTTACTAGATAAGTCCACGCCAGCAACTGCTGTATCTGTGTAGCTATTTGCACCAGCAATTAAAGAATCCGCTTGAGCCTTGCTATATGTATCTGCAATTAAGAAATTACCAAATGCATCTACAACTAACTCATCCCCAAGGGAGGCGGCTGCTATTAACGTAATGTTCACACCATCGGTAGCTGTATAGTCCTCGCCGGGTCGTAAACGGATACCGTTCAAAGCGACTATTACCGCAGGAGCTGTGTAGCTTAAAGTTTGACCATCAGCGTCAGTGCCTGTGAAGACCGTCTGACTCGCCGTTGCTACAAACTCAAAGGTTGCTAAGGTTGCTACAGATGCACTTGATGAAGAAAGCCAACCACTAGATGTGTAAATTTTCATCACACCATCTGGCGTATTGAAATACAAAGCGCCAACAATAAGGGTGTCACCATCATTGTCCAAAGCTGGGTCAGATGTTTTTGCTCCTAAATAGCGATCATCAAAGTTATCAAGGATTGACGCCGCAGAAGCCGCAGATTGAGCCGCTTGAACAGCACTGGCTGCTGCGCCTGAAGCTTGGTTAGGAGCATCAATAATTGCTGCGATGTTTGAGGCAACTGTGGTTACATCAGCGTTAATACCTGCAACAGTGTTGATGTTTGTAGCGTTAGCCACAACAGCGTTAATGTTGGCAGTGTTGGCTACTGCTGAATTGATGTTCGTCGTATTACCGGCGACAGTATTAACGTTGGCAGCGTTGTTTGCCACAGCTGTGACATTGGCGTTGTTAGTTGCTACGGTCGTAACGTTTCCAGAGATCCCAGAAACTGTTGACACTGCGCTACTGATACCCGCGACTGTTGTCACATTGGCATCGTTGTTAGCGACTGTAGTTACCTTAGTATCTATCGCTCCAACTTTGCTTACGTTGGCGTTGTTGCCAGCAACGGTGTTTACGCTTGTGATATTAGCGGCAACCGTATTGACGTTAATGATCGCAGCGCCGACAGTGTTGACGTTTACGATGGATCCTGCGGCAGTGTTAACTGATGCAATAGAACCAGCAACTGTGGTGACGTTTGCGTCGTTGTTGGCTACGGTCGTAACCTTAGCGTCTACTGCGGCTACCTTGTTCACGTTGCTGATAGCAGCGCCGACAGTGTTGACGTTTGTAATGCTACCGGCGACAACACCTACGTTACTGATAGCAGCGCCGACGATGTTTACGTTACCGATACTACCGGCGACTGTGGATACAAATGGGTATAGGTTATCTATAGTCCCCTTGTTCACAGCGTCCCCAGCGTCTACTGGGTTGCCTACGTTCTTGATAACGAATGATGATGCTTCCCACTTACCTGTGGCTGTGTCAAACCCTAAGGATTGATCAGCGCGGTCGTAGGTTTCCTGAGACACATAGGTCGAGAAGATCGCTAGTGTGTCTAGGTCAGCTTCACGCAGGATAGAACCATCAGAGAAGTCCACAGGTACGGATACCTTAGGTGTCTGACGGGCTATGGTTATTCGAGCGCCTGAGGCTGCTGCGGTGTCTAAGGTGATTGTGTTTGTGTTGTCGAAAACAAAAGCTACAGCATCGACACCAACGGTTACAACAATGTGATCCTGAGATACATACGGAAAGGGAAAGCTGTAGGTGCGCGAACTGCCATCACCTACGAACTGGACAATACTAAATGCCACTATGGATACTCCAAAAAGAAACCCGGCTTTCACCGGGCTTTAAATTAATCAGGAACTTGCTTATCGCTTGTTGGGAAGGTTCCCGCGATACCGTTAAGAATTGTTGAGAATGGAGGCACACTGCTTAGGGGTACTACCGTCCTGCCCCATGTTCGGATGTCACGGCTCGTTGTTTGATATTCATCAGACGCTGAGTTACGCACGATCTTCTGCATGGAGATCAGAGAGTTGATTGCTGACAGAGTTGGGTTGGACGCAATCGATGACAAGTCCGACGTAGTACGCATGCCAGAGAACAGAGGCTGTCCTGTCATGGTTCCTATGGTGGTGTCATACGCCGTTGGTAACAGTGATGCTTGGCTGATACGACCGAAGCCGTTAGCCATCACTTGCCCAAACGTCATACGCTCTTCCATGAACTTGCGTCGATCATCGTCGCTCATGCCAAGCGCACTTAACTGGCTGCGTCCCATGTATGCTAAGGATCCGAAGAACCCGCCGTACATCACGGTCATAAAGGTAGACATGTCCGCATGGTGTATGCCATACATCAATGACTTGTTCCAAGCTTGCATCGTGAAGTTCTGGAATTGGAATACTGTCTGACCCAATGAGCTACCCATAATGGGGATCATTGCTGCCAGATCGTTTTCCTGAACTACACGCCGGGATTCCCGCTGCACTGCCAATATAAAATCAGCGTGTGTCTTTGGGTCATCCAGTTGCCACTTGTCAAAGTCAACAGCCTTGGTCGTTGAGAACTCACCTTTAACATCCTTAGAGTAGCGAACGATAGCTTCCTTCATGTTAGTGAAGTCCACCTCGTCCAACCCCATCATTGCCAAACGATCCTTGGTTAGAAAAGTGTTCTCCTTACCATGTGCTAGTCCAACGAAGTGGTTTGTCAAAGCTGTTGCATGTGTACGCTTCTGCTGCACCATTGCTCCAGTCATGCCGGTGTTGTTCAACACACCTGATGCGAGGTTGCCTAGCTTGGTATCCAAGCCATCCAGAAACCTGTTCATCTTTGTGTCACCAAACTTGCGAACCCATGTGTCGCTATCAGCAAAGTTCATCCTTTGGACAAAGTCTGCACCGGCTCCACCCATGGTGTTCTCAAGGTGCTCTAGTAGTTCAGTAGGAGCCGCGCCTGTAACCAAGTCACGGCGAAGCTTACTCAGACCTGGAGTTGCCTCAAGGGTCGCACGGAGACCAAGGGTTCCGACGATCTGTGACGCTTCTACTAACTGGTTGAACACCGCACCGCCCATAAGACGTGCCACGTTGAACTTACGCCACATCTCCATTACCTTCTTGAACTTGGTAACTTCCTCCTGAGGTACGCCCATGATTCTTTCAAACGCGAACTTTAGTGCTTCCGTGCTTTTAGCTTGGGATCCTTCAGTGGTTAAACCATCACCAATCTCCACGCGAGTAGCAGCTGAAATGGCTGAGTCAATCTCTGTTGACTTGTAGATGTTCACATGATTTGCAAGAGCTACAGAGCCAGCCATCCGGCGTGAGTAGTTCTTAAAGTTGTCAAGGATCCGCGTATCGAACAGGTCGTTAAACCCAATCTCAAACGAGTTGCCCTCTTTATCAATCCATGTCTCCTTGTGAAGTTCGTCTAAAGAGTTGCGGTGCTTCAGGCTTGAACTGAGTGCGCCGGTATCGCTAGGCTTACTTGGGAACATATCATTGAGAATCTCATCCGCCTCAAACGAATTGATCTCAAGTTTTTCCATTAAGGATGTCTTGAGACCCTCACGATCCTGACCCTTCAACATGTTGTCTACAAGCTCGTTAGCGCGGTTACGTCTGCCTTCCCATGTAGTCCTCACATACCACTTAGCAAACCTCGCAGAGCGCTCCTCAGTGGCTCCTGAGACCTTCCTAAAGCTGTTGGCAAACCAGCCCTCGAATGCTTCAATGCCGAACTTAGAAACTAGTGGATCCCACTTCTGCATATCGCCTATTCGTGTGATGTAACGTAGGTTCTTTGCAAGCGGCGGAGTCATCATCTTTTCGCCAGTCTCAGGATCAATGAACTCACGCTGGGTCAGACCTTTTTTGGTTTCACCTGTATGTAGACCGGGGTTGTTGACGTGATCAACCACACCGCCCATCACCTGTTGATACTGCTGACCGGATTTGATTACTGATGGGTGGTAGTCACCCTCAACGCCAAGCACGTAGTTTTGTATCTGCTCTTGGAAAGCCTCCCAAGCTTTACCCCTTTGATACCATTTGTAACCACCAACCTCTTTGAACTCGTTAAACCGGATGTCCATGCCTACGAACATTTTCTTGTCCCAAGACAGGTTTAGTTGGATCGTGCTGTCCCAAGCATTGCGCTTGACAACGCCGTGACCTTTGTAACCTACGGTTGTCCCGAAGAGACTTGATGCAAGGTTCTTAACGCTTTGGGATATACCCTTACCACTAAGAATATTCTCTAAAGCCAGACCCCATCCATACACATCGCCTATGTCTTCACGCGAGGCAACTTGAGCGGTGATTTGATCTGCATACTCGTTGGCTGGACTCAGGTTGATACCTCTTGTTGATCCATCCTTACGGGCAAGTGATACATCCAACCTGCTATCCATCATCTGACCTAGGAGGTCATAGGACTTTAATAGCGCGTTAGTCTCCTTTGCGCCCATGCCAAACATCTTGCGAACAATGTCAACGATCTTGTGTACGAGGTTCTTGTCAGCAACCTTGATGCCCTTTAGCAAGTCAAGAAACTCTACTTCTCTAGAACCTTTGGAACCTGAGAAAAGGCCAGCAGTGAATTCATAAATGTTAGTTAGGTAGTAGTTACCGTTATCACCCGTACCACTACGACCGTACTTCTTTTTATATTCCTTTAAAGCCAGCTTGTACAAATCCTGCAACTCTGCGGTTTGCTTTCCTAATGTGGTTCCGACGTTCTCCATACCGTAGTCAAGCTTGTGAACAGTTGCGGAATGCAGCATCTCGTGAACAATAGTTGGGTAATCCTTTTTCCCACTGTCAGGCATGAAGACACGGTGCGAAGCGCGGGTGTAGTAGCCAGCCCAATTTCTATTGGCATGCTTGTTCCACTCCGTAGAAGGCAACCATGACACAGGAAGATCTTCTGGGATTGAGTCATGTAAGAATTGACCAAGCTGCTTAATATGGGGGTCGGTGCTGTTATTCACCGCCTCAAGAAGAACCGCTTTAGCTGAAGTCGTGTCAGGATACCTAAGCGTTTCGGAAAACTCTTTCCTTGATTTCGTATTGAAGTCTTTATGTAAACGCTCAAGGTCTTGCTTAGTGTTTATTCCTAAGCTTTTCCAAGTTTGAGCATTTAATTTATTACCCGTATAAAGGGTTGCCGAAATTGAACCATCAGGTGCAAAGACGAAATTTCTTAGTAACGACGGGAGGTCTGTAAAACTTCCACCAGCGAACAAGTCATAAACTACACGCTCACCAGCACCTGTTGTTGAAGCGTCGTTGTCAAACCAAGATGCATAAGATTTTGACTCGTACTCATCTTTTAAACCACGTATAAACAGCGGTGGTACTTCAACCTTGTCTACGTTAGAAAAGTTCGTATTGATGTACAGCGCTGTGTCACGCTCTAGATCATTAGCAAACTTAGCACTCCAGCCAGATAGGTCTGCGTCAACCTTTGCTTTGAACGCCTTACCTGAATCAGTAAGCATGTCCTCGAACCCTGCGATGTCCGCCTCTTGCTTACGCAATCGGATGAGATCTTCAAGGGCTGCGGCTTCTACAGATTCAGCTTTTCTTGCAGCGGCAAGATCGTCATAGTCAACCAGCTTTCCCGCCTTCTTACTCAGGAGTCCTAAGGGAGTTGCGATGTAAAGACCCATCAGTGCTGCGTACTTTATATCCTCAGGTAACCCTATGGTCTTCGTGTTGTTTGTGACTGCTTCAAAGGCAGTGTTGGAAGCTGCTGCTACTAATCCCATCTCAATAGCCCTAGCAACACGGGATGCCTTTGCAAGGAACAAAGGCGCACCAAGTGCTGGAACCGCAATCGATATTGCCGTATCGACATCAACCATCGACCCGCCCATCACACCTGCCATACCCGGAACCCCGTAGGCTGCTGCATCTCCGGTTTTCTTTAGAAGATCACGAACCCGGTTAGACCCAAGGGTAAGCCCTTCGTTAGAGAACGATGAGTTAGCAATCTTGCTGTGGTATATCTGAGGGATACCTTCAAAAGCAACTTCATAATCAGCAATCGTTGGCGCGTAGTCAGGATCTGCCTTACGGCTGTTGACTATGTTTTCACCCAAGCCGTACCAAGATGTCTGCTGTACACCAGCGGCTACACCTTTACCAAAACCAACAAAACTGTTTCCAATACCGTCATACTTTGCTGCTGATTTTGCATCATCAAGTATCTCCCTGCCGGGATTCCCCATCATCGTTGGGGCATCGGATACTACGGGTTCTACGGGAGTGTTAACGGCGGGGCTGGGCATCATGGATGCTTGCAGCGGTGTACCATTAAACTTTGCTAAGTAGCCAGCGGTTTCCTTAAAAGGCTTACCGGCATCTAACGCTTTAACTGCGGGTTTGCCGCCGTTGTAATAAGCGAGTGAGCGGTTTACATCACCGCCGTGCATCTTCAGTACATCAGATAAAAATCTAGCTGCACCATCTGCTGATTGGTTGAAGTCTGTGGGGTCGGTAACCCCATACTGTTTAGCTGTCGCTGGCATGAACTGGAACCAGCCCTTTGCTGACTCACCGGACTTTGTTACAGGCCCGACTGCATCACCTCGGTGACTGGATTCAATACCGGAGATTTTCCACAAGATGCCCTCAGGCAAATTGTTTTGCTTCTCCAGTTCTGATGCCTTCTTACGATACTCATCAAGAGTAGGCATTACTTACCTTTCATGTTTTTAGTTCGCTCTGCGCGGACGTTAGCTAACATCTCATCAAGCGGGAGTTGATCCCAGCCCTTATCCATGATTAGCTGTTTGTTTCTGTCAATGATTGAACTTGTGTATGGGTTTACGTCGGCTCCGTAAAGACGCTCTCGACCGACACCTTGCACAGCCTTTGGCATCTTCCTGATCAGACGCGCTTCTTCCAGCTTGATATGCTGTTCAAACGTGTTTGACCTCATCTCTGTCTGTGTTGTCTGTAGCGCCCAATCACCAATTTGTTTATTTCCAATACGCACTTCCTTACCATCACTGCCCTGCATGAAAGTGCTGCCGCCTATATAAACCACATAGCCGCCGGGTGACTTTTCAAGACGGACTTTGTCGGTGCTGTATCCGGCTGTCGTAGCTATTGGAAACACAACTTCTTTGATGTACCCTTCCATCCATTCAGCTGGGGTACGTGTGTCTTTTACTGTCGCTGGGATTTCTGGTAAGTCTTTCTTTAGATACTTGAAGTTCCCAACACGCACAGAGTTCTTCTGTATATGCTCTAACGCCCCAGCTACAGCTTCTTTGGCATTCGCCGATGAACCTGTAACAACGTTGAACATTGCGTAATCCCTGATGACGGACGAGAAGTGAAGCACGTTGGACATGTCACTCACACCCTCAAAACCCGGAAGTATTGAAGCTACTTTCTCAAGGAAGCTTGGATCCAATAAATCGTCAACAGCTACCTGAACGCTTTTGTTAAAACCTTGGTACTGCGGCGAGGTTATGCCTAGCCCTTTGATGCGCGCCATGCCGATAGCAACTTCATCTATGCTGCGTCCCATCTCCAACTGACTTGAAGCGAGTACAAGCCGGTCAAAGCTGTCTGAGTCTCCAACAAGGCTTTTTGTGTATGCGTAGTTGTTATCAAGAAGTGACTTGAATTGCAGTAAACCTTCAGCCGTACCATTAGCAACTGCTCCCTGTTCTTTACCGCTAGTGCCTATGGTCACTTCAGCAAGTCCTACAGACAGCTTTGCTAATGAGGCTTGAGCCTGTGCATCAATCAGACCGTTCTGGGCGAAATGGTGCATACGTGTTACAGGGTCTGCATCCTTTAGCTTTTCCTGTAAGTAACGTTGTGCAGAAGCCTTCATTTCAGAAACTGAAACAGGTGTGGTTCCACCAGAATTGTTTGGTATTGTTAAAGTAGAACCCTGACCCGCAAAGAACTCTGGAAGATACTGCCCTTCGATTGCAGCAAAAAGCATTGCGTCGTTGTTCGCCTTAGCTACCTCTACTGAGTTATCAAATATTTGCTGACTAAATGCTTTTTGCATTCCCGCCATAGATGACTGTTGAGAATTTAGGATCTGTAGCTTTGACGATGCAGGAAGGTATTTATCAAACCGACTCCACAATTCTTCAAAGCGCTTTAGCTTCTGACCTGTCAGCTGCCCATCTGCGGCGGCAAAGGCGAACTCTTTAGACAAGTCCACCCAGTTCTTAACTTGCTGCTGGTCAAAGTTCCCACTTGCTTGCGCTGAGAACAATGCTGAATGTTCTGCACCAACGATGTCGCGTACACGGTGACCATCAGAGGTACGTGTGTCCAACATTGCATCCAACAGATCTTTGTTACCGCCGGGTATCAGTGACCGCATAGCGCCTGTAAGGATCTTCTTGCCCTCCTCTTTGGCGACTACGTTGTTCTTAACCATGGTGTCGTAGACATCACCAAGAAGCTGCGCTCCTTCAGCTGGGGTTCCTTGGAACTGCTTAGGATCCGAAACATACGCAAGGTACGAGGTCATCGCTGCGTTGCCTTGTTCGGCTGCATCGTTAATGGCTGTCTGGTCATTTGTCGTGCGAACAAACTCACCTAAGGCAGTGCGGGATTCGTTGAACGCCTTGTCGTAACCTGCAACAGTAAAGTTATCTTTACCTGACAAGAACTCATTACGCTGTTCTAAGAAGTAAGCGTCGAAATCCTTAGAGCTATCGAACTTCAGTTCACCTGTGGCAAGCTTAGATTTAAGATCGGATACGGTTTCAGCTAACTGACGACCGCCTTGGATGTTGCGAACCGCAGCGACGAAGACTGGGCTTTCACTGGGTAGCAAGGTCTTATTAGAAATTGCGCTATTTATATCAGCCGTGGATGTGCCGTTTGCCCATGCGATAGCGTCCTCCTGCACCTTAGAAACTTGGTTTGCTTTAAGGGCTGCTAGAGGTGCTTGAGTTGCCCCAAGAGCCGCAGCTAAAGCGTATGACTTGTCTGCACCTGATGAACTAAAGACCTGCGTTTCCATCTGTGGAGCGTTGCTCCTACGAAGCTGTGCAGGGTTGTTTTGGTATTGAGGTTGTACTCTTGTTGCCATTTTTATTTAACCTAATTTATTGAACCAACTAAATGGTGAACTTAGCTGGTAAGAACATATCTGCGGTGTTACCAAACAGACCCTGTCCTGTCGTCTTAGTCAGGTTTGCATCAACCGCAGCAATACTGAGTGCAGCACTGAAGTAGTCGGGACGTTTAACTGGTGGAAGACGGGCGATAGTGTTAGCTTCAGTAATAAAGATGTTCTGGTACTGGGCATCTATTGACCCGCTCTCTCGGACGAAGTTAGTCATTGAGGTAACGATGTCTGAAGAACCTTGAGCGCCAAGCTCTCTCAGTTGAGCTAAAGCAGATCCGCCCATAGCCACACCAGATTCGCCAGCGGCGACGATTCCGGTTGATATAGCCTTATTGGCGGCAGCGTTAGCACTGTTGGCTGCGTCAGACGCATCAACATAGCTTTCTTTGCGCTGGATGTTTGATAAAGCAATGTCGTTTCTTGTCTTACCTTGGGCAGCAGCTGTTGCCGCTGCGTTGGAAGCTGACTGCGCGTCAGCCCCCTTTCTTTCTGCATCTAACTTACCTACAGCAGCGGCAACCTGTAGCGCTGTCATCGGATCACACATAATTTATTTCCTTGAAGTGAACTGGAGGAACTCTTCCCCGTTGAGGGTGAGCTTCTCTCCTGTAAAACTAAACCCTAGCCACTTGATCCAGCGGATGTGGGTCTTGTTTCCAGACCACACATAGTTCATTAGTAATGGGTACTTATCGGACAACTCAGCTTTGACAGCGGTTGCCCACGTTAATGTTTCTCTTCTGACTTTTGACATCGAAGGCGTTCCCATCATCCAAGGTACAGCGACCCCCACTCCGGGACAAACACCATAGACACAGACAAGCTCGTCACCTAGGAATGCTGCGTAGCAAACCTCGGATAACTCGAATGACTGTAGGAGCCCACTCAGCGGATCAAGTCCGTGGTGGTGCATCTCCAGACGATCAGCCTCGCGCAGGTTTGCCGCTAGGTCTCTGATGTCTTCTATGGTTGCTTGTTGTAGGGGTTTAAGATGGACGGCTGCGTCTGGCATAGAAGCCTTCCCACTCAGCGTTAAGCAGCGCGACAGGCTTTGGGTTGTCCGAAGATACTTCGATGGTTACGTTCTCACTGCGACCCAGAATTGGGAAGCGGAACTTGCCAGTCTTGATGGCGGTTTGTCCTAGTGTTGCGGAAGCATCACCAAGCGTTGTTCCAGAGAAAACATAGTTGAACTCTTGGCGACCTAAGTTACCTACAGAAACTTTAAAGAACCCTGTCTCTGCGTAGTTAACTATCATGTTGCGAAGCTGTAGACGGCCTGAGGTTTCTGACACCTGACCTTCGCCCTGCTGCTTCTTAATACTGATCGTGCTGAAACGGTAACGCAGTGTGTAAGGTTCACCGACGATTACGGACTTACCTAACCAGTTTCCCGGAATGTAACTACCGACACCGTCTGTCTCTATATCAAATAGGGAACCAGCTTGTGTACCTGTGTCCGTACTCAGTACAGCTTTCATACTCGCTGTGACACCGTAGGGAACTGTGATGTACGTTTTGCCTAAAGCGTATGAAGTTCCTGAAGCGGTTGCCTTACGATCCAGATGGATGATGTACGGCTCACCGGCAGTTGGTGTAGTCTGAGAGGCGACGTTCATCGACTCAATAAATGTCTCACCATTCCTGTTGATGATCAGGTACATGGTTGACTCAATGAAGTCCACGCTTAACACCTCACCACCAAAGTTCCAACGTGACCAGCTTGACTGCAACTTCTGAGAGTTGTTGAAGTAGTACTTGTAGACGTACAGGCTTGTTGGGTCGTTAGGTGTCAGTGCTACTAATATGTCTTCATTCAGACCAGCAACGAGCCTTGAGACACCTTCGGGTATATAGGTCGGTACGTGGGCTGTGATGTCTAAGGCATCGTTGGTTCCAGTGTTTGAATCAACATAGAACTCCCGTACACCTGAGTAGTCACCACGGGGAACCGCGAAGTACACAACGTTACCTACACCTAAAGGCTTGGCATCTGTGTTGCACTCGAACTCGGTTGTCTGCTTGATCGATATGGTCTTAGGGGTCAGTAGGTCACCTGACTCAACTACGAACTGTGTTTGGCTAGAGAACAGCAACAGCTGCTTCGAGAACGGCACAGCGTGAACCAGCGTCGATACCTTCGTGTGTGACACCGCAGCGTCGATGGGGGCTGAGTCTAAGAGCGCCGTCGCTGTGGGGTTATAGAACTTAAAGAACTGTGCAGCTTCAGAGAAGATGACAGAGTCCTCTGACAGGAAACCTAGACGGTTGCGGTAGAAGAAGACATCGCTTATCGCACGTCCTACGAACGATGGGTCTGGGGATGAGTCTTCATCACCGGCTGTACGCTTACCGTAGTCAAGCTCTTTAAATGTGAATGTGCCGTCTGCCTCACGCACTAAAGCATGGGGCATTGTGCTGTCCATAAAACCATTGGAGATGCCGGGTTCTACAGCTTCCTTCCAGATACCGGAGGCGGAGCCGTCCTCGACATACTTGACCCAGTAGTTGTCAAACCCAGAGTTAGCATCACCTGCGATTTCTATAGTGAAGCCGTTCACGACACCGTTGTTCGGTAGGTCAGAGAACTGCTGAATGTTACCTTTTAGGGCAACCGCTGCACCGTTGTTAAATCCGTCGAACACCTCAAGCTTGAAGTCGTTGCCAGCGGATATATAGATTACTGAGCCGCTGCGGATTGCAGACTTACCAGATGCAATCAAACCGTTGTACAGGTTCTTTGCAATGGTGTCTGTGTTCAGGTCAACACTGTGGGATGCGCTTGTACCATCACGGGTGGTGAAGCTTGCAACCTGCACGTCGTTAATCTTGATGGAGTAAACCTTACCGTAGTTACCACCAGTGATGCTCACCAAGCCCTCGTAGGGGCGGGATGCGGTTAGCTCAGTAGCCTTAGTTACTGTCACACCCTTGTTTACTAGGAACGTGTAGTCAGCTACCGTCACAGTTCGGAAGGCTGTCTTAGGACTGTCTGATGTTAGGTAAGCCACACCGTCTGGTGTGTTAACTGTTAGTTCAGTTCCAAGAAGATTCCAAACACGGATTGCTCCGTTGGTTACAGCGACGATGTACTTTTCGTTCTTGTCACGGTTGATGGTGTGTAGGTACGCATCTTGTAGTTGTGTACCTGTTAGTCGAGCAATGTGCTTAGTCGGCGGTCGCTTCTTCATACCCTTAGCAACTGTACTAATACCGTTCTCTTGCACTTCAGCTTGAGAGGTTAAGCGAAGGGTTGGGGGCTGTTGAGATATACCGTTGACTAAATTTGGAATTGAAGAAGAGATGAGAGACATTAGCGTTCCAGTGATCGGGCAACAGAGTAGCTGCCTGAGAGAATGTTGTAGTCCCCAGTGATGCCTTCAGACCGCTTGAGTTCTATATGTGCCTCTACCTCATCACGCGCTGTGAATTGGAACAAGAGGTCTGAACCTACGGCTCTGCTTTGGAATACACGGGCAGCACGTACCGCGATGTACTGACGGGCTGTTTGGGGAAGCTGGGTGAACGGGAGAAGGGTTACCATCTCGACCGTGATTGACTTATCGAACACATAGGTTCTGTTGGTCTTGTTGTAGACAGTGCTGGCACGTTGAACGATGTCAATCTGTACGCTGTTACCTACGGTATCTACACGAAGGCAGTTGCCCGGTAGAACTATTTGTTTGGAGTTCGCCTCTGGATGGAGGGTCACATTTGTTTCGACATTGAAATGCCAGCCATGAGCTTGAACACTGCGGTTAACCTCGTTCAGCACTTGGTTCGCCAAGACAGCGTCAGCAGATGCAGATACAGCATCAAGACTAGCTAGGGGCGACTCACCAATTACAGACAGGATTAGATTCAGCGCCTCAAGTTCCGATAACGGAGTCGTTGAAGTGGTCATATATCTTTTTTAAAAAAAAGGGGAACCCCGTTTTATGGAGTTCCCCTTGGACTAACTAAACCTTGCGGCTCAGATTAGAGTTTGATTTCGATGGCAGCTTGTGGATTCAACAGGCCGTGACCCATTGCGTACTTAGCCAACATCAAAGTACCTTGACGACGCATGTCGTACTCTGATTCCATTGCCAGATCCATCAACTTGACGGAACCGATGGCACCTTTTTGCATGACCAAAGCTTGCACACCAGTGAAGTCACCAGCGTACTTGTTGTCAGTACCAGCATCTAAAGTGCCGTTAGCGATAACGGTGTTAGGCAAGTGGTTGGTCTTCACTAAAGTGATACCGCCGACGCGCAATACTTTTGCATCTGCGTATACACCAGCACCACCCCAATCCTTGTTCAGGAGTTCGGTCTTTTGTGCCAAGGCGTAGTACTGAGCAGGACGGATGAAAGCAACGCGGTCTTCATCAGGTACGTCTTTCTCATCGAAGATTTGTGAAGCATCAAACAATGAAGCAACCAACTGGTCAACTGAACCACCAGTGGTGATTGTTGCGCCGCCTGTTTCACCAACGATACGTGCAGCTGCGCGTGAAGCGAGTACACCCATCTGGATCAAGTGCTTGTCCAAAGTCTTGGCCAACACGCGACCCAACTCGGTTGAGTACACGGAACGCACGTCGTAGTGGTTCATCGCTTCGTCGATGTTTGAGATGAAGGTATCAGCGATCAGCAAGTCATCGATGGTGATTACAACTTCGCCAGCGGCGATGTTCTTACCAACGATTTCAGTACCGGGAACGTGGTATGCGGCTGCGGCTTGACCGACAACTGCGAATGAAGCGGACTTACCGCTAGTGATCGTGCGTGAACGAACGTAAGGCAGAACCACATTGGTTTCTGCGAATGAGGTCATCACTTCGCCAGTGAAGACTTTTAAGAAGAGAGCTTTAGTATCACCGGCAAGTTGATCTTGACCAAGGCGACTAGGATTTGCATTTGACATTTTATTTTTCCAATGATTTTAGAGAGAGAGAAAAGAAGAGAAGCAACTTTCCAAACGCGCATAACGAACCACAGGATTGCCCACCTCAGTGGATCACGGGAGATATGAGTTTTGTTGTTATTGCAGAGCCACCGCAAAGGATTGCAAGTGCGACTATTTATTCTTCAGAACTTCAGCGACAGAAGAAGCGATCTTCTCGCCGGAGCGTCCGATTACATAACCACCTAGACCAAGCTCGACGATGTCCCATACGTTGACAGGAACCTCAAGATAGATCACAGGCAAGCCAAAGGCTTTGAAGTACGGGTATAGAACCCAGTTGTTAAAAATAATGAATACGAAGGAGAGCATCGTGATTGGTCGCCAATTAGCAGCCAACCACGAATCACTCTGTGCTTCAGCAACCACAGCGGACATGCGGACTTTTAGTTCCTCAAGTTCGCCAGTGGCTTGCATCTGCAATAGTTCGAGTGTTGCTTTGTCCTTCTCCGCCTGATTGGGGAAGAGCCTGTCGATCAGCTTAGAGCCGATCTCAAACAGACCCCCCACTACTAGAGGAGCCATAGGAGCCTTAGAAGATTGAGGAGCGGGAGATCTTTGCTTCCACCTTGCGGCGGAAAGCGGGGTCAGTTTTGTATGCCGGACTCTTCATGTCTGTGGTCATCTGCTGTACAGATTCATAGAGGTCACTAGCGGTTGTACCGTTAGCGCCAGTTAGAAGCTTCGGCTCTGAACCCCGGCTATCCTTATATTGGGCATGCATACCTTGTAAGGCAAGCTTGATCAGTGATTGGTCTTTAGACTCCATAGCCTTGTTGTAAGACGCGAGTGATTCATTGCTTGCATTAGCGGATGCCCATGCGGACATGCTTGCAAACTCTGCGTCACCACCCACAACCGACTTGATATTCTGAAGGTCTATCTGGCGTTTAGCCACACGTCCCTCAATGAATTGATCCACTGTGTCGCGTGGGTAACCACCAGCAATAAGCTCGTCATACTCCGCCTGATTGATCTCACCATTGGCTTCATAAGATGCTACGAACTTGGATAAATCCAAACCCTTAGAACTTAGTTCACTAGCCAATGCAGCATCGTCGGTGACGACTGCATTAGGATCCACAGGATCTGGTGTGACTACAGGATCTACAGGAGCTTCGGGTTCCTTCACTCCAAGCTTGGACTCAAGAGACTTATAGGCGTTAGCCATCTCTTCAGCCGACTTGAATTTCTCAGGCAACCACTCTGGGCGGGAGTCTGCCGCTGGGGATGCTGCGCCATCGGCGAGGGCAACCATCTTCGCGATGTGTTCCGGGTCGTCGCCAGCTGGCTTCTCGTTAATTACTACAGTTTCTGACATTAGTGCTGTTCAATGATCCGACCGTCAGGACGGACAATCCTTTTGTTGGTTGGTGTTTCCTGTGGGGCTGGGGTGACCAGAGCTTCTGGCTCAGGCACTTCTACTTCCACAGGTTTTTTCTTACTGGTTTTCATTAGCCATTCCTTGTTGCATCATCTTGCTTGCCTCTTGCATTCCTGGCACTGCCATCTGTTGCATCATCTGTGCTTCTTGGGCTTGCTGTCGGGCTGCATCAACTTCCTCTTGGGACTTAATGAGTCCCTTCATATCAATACCTAAAGACGTACCGACACGGGTGATGTAATCACTTATGTTCATGTACTCAGCTAGAGCTTGTGGGCCTAGTGGTGAGAGGTTCTGTAAGAAGATGTTGAGCTTGTTTAGATCGTGTCCACGTCCAAGTGCTTCCATGCCTGTGACGATCACTGGCGATACCGTACCGTCAGGTAAAGCTGGCAGACGCTTTTGACGCTCCATTGCAAACATCAAGCGTTTGACTAATGGCAGCTGCATCTCTTGGGACAGGATTGAGTAGATACCACCCAGACCATCCTCAAGTTCACTAGCCATGAACCGGATCTCTTCGGCAGTCACACGGTCTCCACTGCGTTGCACAGCAGAGTTCAGCATGAATGCATAACTCAGGCGCTCAGTGATACCGTTGATGGTGTCGTGGGCTACACGGAAGTCGTTGAACTTCTGGAGTTGCAGGACATTAACGTCTTGGACATTGCCATCGACGAATGCACCGTTCTCACTAGAAGCTAGGTCAGCCTTGTCCGTAGTACCGTTGGGGTTCACTAGGAACACCAGCTTGGCAGCGGCTGCGGAGCCTTCAACGATTGCCTGTGTCAAACCTTCGAGCGACTTGAGGTCACCTAAGTATTCTTCAACATAGCCACGACCGTAGTCTTCACCGTCGATCTTAGAGAACCGCACAGGAACCCATGGGGACTTATCGATTGGATAGTCACCATCAGATCCGGGGACTCGGATACCTTTGACCTCTTGGTACACACGCCACTTTTTACCGTCGCGCCATACGTGAGTGAACATCTCAATGCTCTTGTCTACGGTTGTGCTGTCATCACCTTCGCCAAGCACTGCTGCCCTCATCTCCTCAGGAATCGTTAGGGGACTAACGTTCTCTTTGACGATGATGTCCAGCACATTACCCATTGGGTCACGTCTGGTTACAAAGCGGTCTAGGTGGAATACACGTACACCACCTTCAGTGGGCAGGTACATCAGTACGTTGCCTGAGACCAAGAGATGCTTGAGAGCCTCGAAGCCGCCGACACGTAATGCCGAACCTTCGATCTCTGCCATGACTGATCGCTCAATCTTATTCAGACCTTCTTCAACCTTGGCTCTCATACCTTCTTGCTGTGTCAATTTTTCGAGTGTGAAGTCGTCGATTGCCAGACGGAAGAACGGAGTGTTCGGTGGGAAGAGCGCCAACAGTAGCTTGGATGCAAGGTTGTTTACACCCCTCGCACCAATGCCCTGCCATGGGGTCGTCAGTTTAGATGTGCCTGTGTGACCACTACGTGGGATCAGTGCAGGGATCGTCAACAACGAACACTCTCTAGCTCGGTCTAAGAAAGGTTGGCGGCTGGATTCTAGCTGTCCATAAATGGAAGCGCATGTTTTGTTGTTTTCCAATCCCTGCTCCTATTAACCGCGAGGGATGTTTAAGCCAGTACCGCCACCTAAGCCACCCATGGCAACTTGTTGACGGTCAATACGCAAACCCTTTGTACCCATCTTTCCTGACTCTGATAAGCCGCCGTTCTTGTTAGCTTCATTAACTGAAGTCTGCAAGATTGGTGGTGGAGCCGCTGGTGCTGGTGTGGGAGGTGGCGCTTGTGGTGGGGGTGGTTTCGGTGTTGAACCTACACACATATTAATTACTCCATTATGTTTTTGTTTTGTTGGTCATACGCTGTACGCAATAACCTAACGACCGACAACTGACCCTGCATAAACCGGATCTCTTCAAGAGTCAGATATGTCGAGGGACACTTGTCAGGGAAATTAGTTTCTAGTACCTCAAGGAGTGCTTGAGGAACTGGAGGGATAACCTTAGTTTTAGCCATGATGCCTCCTAATGTGCAACCTAAATACCTACCGCATCGAACGCCCGTACCCACATGCCACAGATACCTGAACGCACGATGTCGTCTGAAGTAAATTCAATGTGAGGTACATCCATTCGTTGGTTGTAAGCCATGTCGATGATTGTCTTTAGACCTGAAGTTGTCTTCAGATCTGTCTGGCGAACGTCACCGTTGATAACGATGCGTGTACCGTCTCCGATACGTGTCAAGAACATCTTCATCTCGCTGGGAGTTGTGTTCTGACCTTCGTCTAGGATCACGAATGAGTCATCGAATGTGCGACCACGCATGACCTCGAATGGGACGATCTCAATGTTGCGACGCTTCACAGCTATCTCGTATGCGGCGGTTCCCAAATGCTTGGTGATCACGTCGGTAAACGGGATAACCCAAGGAGCCATCTTGTCTTCCATCGTTCCCGGAAAGAAGCCCAGTGAGCGACCTGAGGCAACGTTAGGACGTGTGAGGATGATCTTCTTGATCTTGTTCTCTAGGAACATCTTTGCTGCCCATGAAGCTGCAATGTATGTCTTACCTGTACCAGCGCTGCCGGTAACTATCACTTGCTCTGAATCTTCAAGCGCATCGATGTACTCCTGCTGCCGATCAGTCTTGGCTTCGAGGTGTACGGTGCGTGTTTTAAATTTGTCAGCGACGTAGCGACCGGGCTTCTGATCACTATCCCGTTGGCGGTTCTTAGTCATATGCAATTGCTCAATGTAAAAGTGATGGGCGCACCCCGTCCTAGGACTAGCCTATAGACAGGGTGCTGTTGGTTTAAGTTAGCGGATAGGACATGCGCCAGTGGCACAGTCATCGTCTAGCGTGTCAGACACGGTGGTCTCGTCTAGCTCGAAGTCAACAATGTTGGCAACGTACTTTTCGTAAACCTCTTTGGTAACTACCTCCTGTGGCAGGTATGGGTAGCCAAGGTCGGCAGCGGTCTTGGTTGGGTCGTTGCGAAACAGGAAGCTGACACCGACGTAGTTGTCCCAGTTGTTTAGTAACCAATCCACAATGACAGGAACTTCGTCTGCGTCATAGCTAATGGTTGCCGACACGTTCTGTTGACACCAATTGGTCATCAGCATCTTGTAACGCTCCAGCTGATCTACGGCTGACTCAAGGTTCACTTCCATGCCCTTGTTGACATCGAACTCAACCGTGTCCCACTTGACAGGCAGTGCAACTAAGACTGACTCTTTATCAAACGGATGGTCAAAGACTTTGTAGCCAGCGCCGCGCAACTTAGGAACCACTAGATCGAACTTGCTGAAGACAACGTTGTTGATGATGTACTTGCCCAACGGCTTGTGCACACCTTCTGTTGTGTCCATGATCTTGCTCAATGTACCGCTTGGCTTGACGGTCGTGATGTTCTTTGGACGTGGGGTTCCAAGCTCATCCGCCATTGCATAAGCAGCACTGGTCGCTGTGCGTTGTAGTTCTGCATAGTCATAGGCTTGCAGGTCTGGACGGGTAGCGATACCAGTCAAGCCAACACCACACAAACGTAGGAACTCGTTGTTCATGTGCCATGCTTCTTGCAAGATACCGTCCCTCAAGTTCACGCAGGTTTGTCGGTAGTTAGCACGGGCGGCAATCTCAACCGCACGACGCAGTCCGGCACTGTCACCATGAAATTTATTTAAATCTATTTCGGTCAAGTTACAGAACGATTTGTTTCCCAACAAGATCTCAACGCAGGGGTTAGAACCCTTGAACCACGGTGCGCGTTTGGTAGCTGCCTGTCCATTAATAAAGCCGGGTTCGCTACCACCAGAGGCAACCATCAAACCAAAGATCTTCTCAAGCTCTGTCTTCAAAGGCTTGGTGTTGAACACCAGAGAGTTGTTGGACTGAGCGCGTTGTTCGTTGGCAATCCAGAAGTCTTTCTTAGCAACAGCGAACTGCTCCCATTCATCTTCACCGAAAGTAAACAAGGCGATCTCAGCGCTACGGCGTGACGACAGTACAGTACCCATCCAGTTGACTAAGTCGAGGATGTTCATGCGTGTCAACAGAGACCCTGCACGGCGGTTCAACAGCTTATGTATAGCTGTGTATGCCTTGCACAATGAAGCGTCACCTGAGCTTATCCAGCCGTACCCAGCAAGCCTATCGCCGGATGGTCGGATCTCGGAGAAATCGAGTACAAGTTCACGGGCGGGAAACTTATGAGCGACCAACTTACCGATGGACTTAGCCCAAGCTTCGGCACTGTCGCCAACCTTGATTGTCCAGACACCTGTTGTTGCATCAAAGGTTTCCTCGTTGTTGGCAGCGCCACCTTTTTCTGTACGCACACTGCGTACAACGGTCAGCTTGGGGATTGGTTTTTGATAGCCGGTCAACTGACCAACGATGGGACGGAAGCCCACGCCGCAACCTTGCAGCAGTAACCACAATGCATCCACGCAGTCCATGACTGTCTCGATGTTTGTAAATGAGCAATTGAACTGGGAGGCTTCACGACGCTTGGCTACTTCAGTGCCGCCAAGCCATAAGGTTCGGCCTGATGTAAGCACCTTGCGGTCTAGCATCAGCTGTCGTAGTTCAGCAAGCTCTTCTCTATTACCGTCGTTACTCCACTTGGCTCGCTCCCAAAGCCATGCTTGATGACCAATGACACGGTCAACTGTTTGTTCCCAAGATTCAAAGCCGCCTTCTATAAGCGGTCGGTTATATGTACGTCGTGTAATTACTTGTGCACGGAGAGATGGTGTGTTTGTTATTTGTTGCATTCGCGTTCAATGAGGTATTCGATGTAATGTTTGCACTTGCGTAGATCCTCAACACCGCCCTTGTATGGGTAGCGCAGGAGATATTTAAGTGCGTTGCCTTGCCAGAAGTCGAGTTCCCACGCTTCAATGATTAGCCACGGCTGCATGGCTTTGTCTTTGTCGTTGTAGTGAGAGCCGCCTACCTGATATGTGGTGGATTCCATAGGATTACTTCTTGAGTTATTGGGTTGAAGTCGGAGGCGCGGCAGATACGTGCGACTCTTGCTTGTTGGATGGCTGCTGATTCAGGAAGCTTTGCTTTGGCAAATGCCTTAACGATCACAGCCCACATTTCTTCGTAAGAAAGACCTTCGAGTAACCTTGCTGCACTGACTGGGCCGATGCTGGGACACCCTGCGTAACCATCGGTCGTATCGCCTGTCAGGGTCTGGAAGAAGTGGTTGTAGTTAGCTTCGTCTTCGATGACACGGGACAACTGGCGGGTGGTCAGGTGGTAGTGGTCACCCGGCACTGTCTTCAGATCCTTGTCGAGGCTGATGATCAACGCAGGAGCCATCGTTGTCGATAGGATTCCTAGGATGTCGTCACCCTCAAGCCGTGGGATAGCTAACGTGGTGTAGTTGTCTACAAGGTACTGACGCAGGAACGGCAAGAGGATCGGCTTACGAGTCTTCTTCCGGTTCATCTTGTACGTAGGTAGTACATCCACACGCCAGTTGTTGATACTGGTCAGTGCCATCAGTAAGTTGTTTACACCTGTCACTTCCTTGATGGTTGTGATGGCGTTCTCAAGATGAGCGATAGCTTCATTCTCAAAAGCATGGAGAGTCCACAGACCGTTACCCCAATCAAAGGGTTGCTCTACTGCTGCGGCTGCTTGATAGGCGATGATGTCGGCATCGACCAACCCTGTAATTGTTGTTGTCATTTGATAAGGTATTTAGAAGCCACGGGGAACGCAGCTTCGATATGGGTTTTGATAAGACGGGCAACGTCGCCAGCTTCTTCTTGTGCGCCCTCACCAAGTCTTAGGTTGACCATGTCAGTGAAGGCTCCAAGCGATCCACTCCAGTACCAAGAGGTCATCATGTTCTGGGGGAGGATCATCCGGGCTTGCTCAGGACACACACCACGCTCAAGCAATGCGTCGAACTCAATCAAGAGTTGAAGCACCGCATTGGTTGGTGATGAACTACCAAGGTCTGCTGGCTGGTCACTACTGCCCTGCTTGACATTGGCTGCACGTTTTCTCCACACCTTTGGGATGTAGATGTCTGGCTCTGTATCGACGTAGCGGCGTGACACTTCGTTCCATACGAGGAACTTGTGCTTGACCAACTGACGTGCAACAAAGAGCGGTGCGGTCACACGGAACTGTAGGAACGCATGGTTGAAGGGTGACGTGTGGTTGTGCAAAGCTAAGTAGCGGAGCAGCTTCTCGTCTGATAGCTTTAAGAACCCGTTCTCTAGCTCGGACTCTTTCTCAAAGCTCACACGGGCGGCGTTCACGATAGTCAGGTCTGTACCAAGCTTGTCTAGGAACTGGACTTTTGGTGCACTGACAATCATTGGTAAACCGTACCCTCTGGTACTTCTTCGTCGTCCCCCTCCAACAGCAAGTCAACCATCTTTATTAATGAGATGGTGCATGTCTGGCAGAAGGTGACGGGTCGGATACCAAACTCAGCTTGGATCCCACCTTCATCTTTTAGGCTGAAGGTATCGGTACACAGGGTGCACTTATTTCTTTTTGTTGACACGGGGAGCCTGTACTTTCTTGGTGGTCTCTGCGATGTACGCAAGCAGACTTGGGTTGTCTAAGAACACACCAGCTAAACCTGTACCCATCATGTGGACTACGGTCTCTTCGGCGTCTTGATTTTGAAAAGGGACATTCATCACATGACAGATCGCATGCAACAGTTCATGGAGGACGGTATCCAACTCTTCTGCTGGTGTCATGCCCTCAAGAATGGTGATTGAGTTGCCTACAGATCTACACAGCCCAAGGGTGTTGGATTCAAAGTCGTCCTCAAGGAACTTCACTTCAAAGGGTTTACCGAAGATTCGGATGCTTGTTAAATTAGTCAAAGGTAGTTCTCGTTTTTAAGGGTTGTGAGTGCAAGCGCAGTACAGCGCCATGTCTTTCCAAATAGCTCCTTCCCCTCCACAGTTGTCAGGTAACCAGTGCTTGCCAGCAGCGCGATGTGAACCGCGTTGCGTCGTGCAAAGTTAGACTGGACTGTGAAGGGGGTTAGGTATGCTTGCTTTAGAACTTCGGGTATTGACATCAATGTGTCTCCGCCCAGTTCTTTCCGATCTTTGCTTCGCCAGCCGTGGCGCATCGGAAGTTAAATGCCAGTCCTGCTTGGACTGCTTGTTCGCAGCAGACCTTGGCTACGTACTCGGCTATCTCTAGAGTCCTACAGCCGTGCTGGGTCTCATCGTGTGACCAAGCACACAGCACGTAGTCGCCGTCCCACCCGTGCTTCAGGGTCTTACTAAGCTCTTGCTCAACCAGCACGATCCACTTCTTACAGAGGACTGCACCAGCACCCTGAAGGAGTGCGTTGAGAGAACTGAAGGCTGCACGTATGTGAATGGTTCTGCCATCCAAACCGATTAACTTCTTCTCGTTCTCTGCCTTTAAGACAACAGCATTGCGGAGTTCTTTGATGGATGGGTTAGCTTTCAGGAAGCGAGACTTTATCTTGCGTCCTTCCTTGTCCCCACCACCAACGATGTTGCCGACCAACTCATCACCGCCGCCGTACAACCAAGCATAAATAAATGTCTTAGCCTCGGCTCGTGTTGCCAGACCTGCGGCATGTTGGTTAAGCGTGTGGACATCGCCGTTGACCACAGCCTCTGCGTATTGCCCACCATCTAATCTTGCAAGGAAGTGGGCAAGGCATCTCAATTCGAGGCCGGATTGGTCGCTCCCAACAAGGAACCAACCTTCGGGGACGGTGAAGAGGGAGCGACACTCGGTGCCATAAGGAGAGCCGCTGTTTGGGACTTGGCTAATATTGGGATAGCTATGGGACGCCCGCCCAGTAATACAGCCATTCGTCGTAACTGAGCCATGTATTTTTCCTTTGTTAACTACACGCATCCAAGCTTGGTTGCCGTTTGCGAGTTGTGATAAACGCTTCTCGACCGTTAGGTACTCGTTAAGAATTGGGCATGGCGGATACGTCAGTGAGCCGATGACCGTCTCGTCCACCTTCACTGATCCGCCATCGGTAAACACAGTCGGTGTCCAGCCGTACAAAACCATCAGTCGGTTTGCAATATGCAGACGTGAATTTGGGTTAAATACGATTGTTTGACTGCGCTTGACCGGAACCCCTGCGAGGTAACCTTTGGTTTTGTTAGCGCGCTTTGGAATGAAGTCAGGGAGTGGGGACTCCCAAGATCCGAAGAACGTTTCAAGCTCAAGCTGTAGCTCTGACTGGCGCTTCAGTAACTTTGTGAATAGAGTTACTGCTGCGGCTTCATCAAAACAAAAGCCGTTGCGCTCCTGCTGTGCAATCAACCACGCTACTTCATGCTCAAGAGTGAGTGCGGTCTTCGGATAGTTCTTTGACTTAATCTTTTCCCAGAGTTTTGTGGTGACCTGAACGTCCTGAATACAGTAGTCAATCATGTCTTGGTTCACTGTTTCCCAACCTCCGGCATACTCTCCCTTCATCTCGCCCAGCCTGTAGCCGAATGCTTCTAGTGCGAAGCTTCCGAAACGTTTGCCGGGCAGCTTACCTTGGCGGAGTAAACCCGCATCGGTGTCTTTGATGTTTGTCCAGATTAGACGTGCAGCGATCAGTGTGTCGAACACCTTTGCTGGGTCAATCTTGAATGTGTGGGGGTACAGTTTCTGGAGAACGGGGATGTCGTACTTGATCACGTTGTGTCCCCCAATGAGGGGGGCATCCATGATGCTTCTGATTCCGGTCTCTAGATCACCGGCAAGCGAAGAGTAGATCCGCGCTTCAGATGTCTGTGTATCGTAGGTTGCGATGCAGTGAAGAGTGCTGACTTGATCTAATAGTCCGTTGGTCTCTAGGTCAAACAGTAGCATCTAGTGAATACTCTGCGTAGCTTGAGAGCGTGACAGGGTGGATGCGTCGTCGCATGGTGATACGGTGATTAGCTATACGCAGCTTTGCGATAACGGCGGTGAGGTTTGCGATATTGTGGTCAACCCAAGCTTCGCGGCGGGTGATTGAACCAGCCAAAGTCATGTGGGTCACAACTGCTAGTTGTTGATTAGAAATCTTGTTGTACTGTTTCATCTTTGAACTCCGATTTAGATATAGGTTTGACTGTCTCGGATAGCCGACCAGTCACTGGGTCGTAGGCAAGGTAGATCAATGAGCCAGTTGCTTGGCCTGTGAATCGATCCTTGAGAACGCGAAACGTTGTTGTTGAACTAATTAAGGGATCTTCGTGTTGCTGGTCTCTCTCAAGACCGAACATGAAGTAACTCCAGAAGCCTATGGATCTGCTGCCCTTGAAGTTTTTGATAGAGACCCTGCCGCCTTCCTCATGGCTGCGGCCTTCTGATGGTGTGGACAGGTGGGAAACGAAGGTGATTACGACCTGTAGGGCGTTAGCTAAACCCGCAAGTTCCTTCATAATTTTTTCCAAACTTTCGCGTTCGGATTCTGTGTTCGCCATCGCTGTCAGGTGATCCACATAGAAGAGTTGGACACCTTCAGACACCGCTAGGTATCTGATCTTTGCTTTGACAACTGCCCAGTCTGTTTCACCAAACGAGTTGTACATGTACAGATATTCATCAAGCCCCTTGGCGGTGCTTATGAGTTCCTCTGTTGTCCAGTCCTCGCCGGGTACATGGAAGCGTTTCCCTGCGATCTTCCCGCTGATCCGCTTGACTGTCTCGCTAGGCTGTTGCTCAAGGAACACCACGCCTACCTTCATCTTCAGCACCTGAACGTCGTAGGCAATCTGCTGGGTAATGAAGTCGGTTTTCCCAACCCCCGTACCTGCGCCCACCCCGTACACCTCCGTAAGCCTTCTACCGTGGGTCAGCTTGGTGAGCGTTTCGAGGAACCATGGGAACCCGGTTTCTAATGGCTTACTGATTTGCTCAAGCACATCACTAACCGTGACGATGCCGTCGGGTCTGAAGGTCTTAGCTTCCCAGATTGCCCTGACAAGCTCATCTTCTCTACGAGCTACCAGCATGTCGTTGGCATCTTTAAGTGGTAGGGTCGCCACCTTCGCCTTGCCGGGTGTGAACAGCGTCACACATTCAGCCGCAGCCTCCTGCCCACTGGTGTCTTGGTCAAACATTAACACCACTTCATTGAAGGACTCAAGGTACTCCAGGTTCGCAGCTAAGGCTTTCTTAGCGCCTGAGGATCCCGTGGGTACTGACACTGTCGCCCACTTATTTCCCTGCGCCTGAGAGGCTGACATCGCGTCTATCTCGCCTTCGCAGACGATGATCCGCTTACCACCTGCTGCCCACAGACGTTGACCAAACAACTGTCCGCTACTGAGCTTTCCAATAGCCCAGAAATCCTTGGATGCAGTGCGTACCTTCTGGGCAACCATCGCACCGTCCTTATCGAAATAGGGTGCGAGTTGAACCTTGCGTCCATCCTCTGTCATGCCAACTCGGTAACCAAACTTGCGACAGGTCTCTTCAGTAATTCTTCTCTTGCTTAATGCAGCGAAGTCGCCGCTTATGAAATCGCTACTCATCTTTGCTTTCTGAATTGTTGGTACTGACCCGTCACCTTTTTCATGGTGCTGACAGCCGAAGCAGTAGCCGTGACCATCGGTGTAACGGGCAAGGTTGTTCTTGGATCCACAGCTGGGACAAGGCTCATGCTGTAGGAAGTCACTGTCGGTTTGTTCCATGAAAAAAGGGGCTTGCGCCCCGTTTGTTAGTTGGTTGATTTAAGCCAAGCTCGAACATCAAAAGATGGACAAGCCTTGGCAACGTCTGGGAAGTCGCGGTGTCCTAGGACTTCCGCATCTGGGTATTGAATCTGGAGACGTTCGAGCAGCGTTCGCAGCGTCGAGAACTGTTCTTTAGTAAAGTTGTTCTCAGCTTTAGACACATCATCTGCATCTACGCCGCCCACTAGACACACACCAATGGACACGGCGTTGTAGCCTTGCACATGTGCGCCGATCTCATCTTCATCTCGACCTATTTCAAGCTGACCACTACGGCGGATAACGAATTGGTAACCAATTTTCAGGAACCCTTTCTGGCGATGCCAGCGGTCGATCTCTTTAACTCCAATGTCCATCCCGGCAGGAGTAGCAGCGCAGTGCACCGCGATATATTTAGTTTCTTTGCGTTTAGCCATTTTTCTTTTCCGCGATCCATGAATCGGGAATATCTTTATCGGAGAACTGGTAGCCGTGTTTTTTGCACCAGTCTGCGTATGTTGTTTTGGATCCCTTGGAAATCTTGGTCTTGCTGTTGCTGAATACAAACCTGATGTCAAGTTCGGGGTGCTGTGCTTTAACTAAGATGTGCTTCTGCCGATCAGCGGTCAGGAAGCGTCCCTTGGTTTCAATAATGAGCCCGTTAGCCAACACGAAGTCTGGTGTGTAGCGGCATGCTTTACTAGGTTTAGTGAAGCGCAGAATCACCTGTTCGTACAAGTAATCTGCACCTCGCTTTGTTAAGGAATCCGCAACAGACTCTTCCAAGCCGCTGCGGAAACCTAACGAGAACCCGACATCCAATTTAGAAGTCTGCGTCTTCTTCTTCATCACGCGCAGGAGCCTTTGCTGGTGCTGAATTCTGAGCAACTTCAGGTTGGGCAGTGAAGCCCTCTTCAACACCGAAGCCTAAGTTGCCGCCGCCGCCGCCTTGAGACAACGTGAGAACCTGCACACCTTGGAGTCGCATGGACAAGCCAGCGCCTACGAGGGCGGTGTGATACGGGGCTGTGGTGAACGCAACCTTGATTCGGCTACCACCACCTACATTGACGTTGCAAGGCGTTCCCTTGGCATCCACGATGATCGGGGTGAGCGTCATCTCACGCCCCTCTCTAGTCTTGATCTTGGCGCGCATCTTGAATCGAACCATCAAGCTGCCGTCGTCTTGGATCGTCCAAGGTGGGTCAGCCTTCTTGATTTTTTTGCCGGGCTGTTCTGCCTTGATCGTCTCTTGAGCTTCGTCGTATAGACCCTCAAGGATTCCGATGAATTCCTGAGCATCAGCAGCTGGGATTACCAGACCTGTTTTGTACTCACCTGCCTCATTAAATTTGTAATCAGGCTCGTTCAGCCGGGGATACAAAGCAACACCCGCAGGTGTGACGAATCGTTTGTTTACTGTTGTCATTGATTGAAGTAATGGTTTTCAAGTGAAGGAAGGTCATAACCCTCCTCCATGAGTTTTGTTGCGAGAACGAGGCTGATGTGTCGGCCTGATTCCCAAGTGAAGATTGCTTGCGCCAAAGCGCTGGTTTCTGTGTCGTGCATTTACTGGCTCCTTTTCCTTATGTGCAACCTTTGCTTACCACGTGGTAAGTACTAGGCAAAACAATATTTGGACTCAAGTACTCCTTGAATATCCAAACTTCCAAAAGCTGGCAGTGGTTGAAGCTTGTGCCTCGACTCCTCACTCAGCTGGTTCTCAATTTCAATTCGAAAGTTGTCCAACACATTGACCTGTGTGTAGATCTCTACGAATGATTCCCTAACGATCCTAAACAAGTGCTCAGTGTCTGCCGCCGTCGTGGCAAACGAATCGTGAATCATGGCAAAGTTAGTAATGCCCTGATCCCGTGCGTCTGATACCGTTTTAAGCAGATGGGCTGCGTCACAAGAATGGATGAAGTTTGGAGAAATGGCTGACTTCATACGGCGCTTGTCAAGTGAGTCCGTCTCGTCGTTCATGGATATGTAGACAAGCTTTCCCGACAAGTGCGTCTTCACTCTACGAGCTTCGACGTTCATGTAGCTTTGCTGCACAGGGAAGCCAATCGGTGTCGTCCAGCTTACTGGCAGACCCTCTTGAACCACAAGTGACGCAGCACCCTGCAACCACTCCATCGCTTGGACAGGAGCTACCAATGTTGTAGCAACTGACTTCCACAACACCTTAGCCATGTAGATTGCCGCCCTGTACCCATCTGCTTGGAACGGAAACCCACCGCCCGTACCTGCGGCTGCGTAGGCTGGCTTCAGGATGTCCTCCATGACCTGATCCTTAAACCCAAACTCCTTAGCACCGTAGCTCAGTGTCATCACTGGGCGCTTGCATGTCTTGCGGGTAATACCAAACTTCAACCACTGAGCAGCTAACGTCTTAGTTCCCTCAAGGATGTAAGGAACCCCAAGGTCGTTATGCATCAATGAATCTTCTGTACCGCTAACAAGGTCTTGGTTCGCTTGCTCAACACATTGCGCTGCGACCATCGCATACACATCTGATGGCTTGTCAGCTGGGGTCAGGTTGACACAAGCGCCTGTCTCAGATTTGAGCATGGCGGAGAAATGTTGGATGCCGCTGGCGGAGCCGTCTAGCGCCACAGGTAGCTTAGATATAAAGCTCTCACCCTGCGCTACATAGCCAGCCCACTCTTTGCAAAATGCAAGGAACTGCCACGGCTTATCTATCTTCATACCACCAACCTCATTCGCCCAGCCTTTTTCACCATACGGATCCGCTGCTATGGCACATATCTCTGATTCATTTTCGAGAGTCCATTGAACTCTGTCTTCCAAGCTGCACTTGTCGTTACCTGCCAAGTTCGCGCCATGCATTGCTAACCACTTCCAACCTTCAGAACCCAATGGTTTGCCATTCGCAAAACGCAAAAGACCCTTTTGGTAGTCAGCACCCTGAGGGTTTAAATGCGGCACAGCGTAAACCCTGCCTCTGAAGTCAAGCTGATAAGGAAAGGCTATCTTTCGGAACCCCTTGTAACGTGAGGCGATGTCGATAGCCAGTTGGAAACCAATGCGCTGACCCATCAAGGAGACGTTCAGTTGATGGGCTTTAGCGGTGTCACGCCTAAACGCTTTACGGGCATCTTCGTTCGTATCGATGTCATGCGGTATGGGCGGCAAAGGCAAGCCATCTTTGGGCGGTATGCCCCCAAGGTCAGAGCTGGTTTCCCAGAGGTGGTTCATCACCTCGTAGACCTCCGTATTGATCTGCCACGGCGTTCTTTGCAATGCATTGACACCGTTGTAGACCATAGGCATATCAGCGTTTTTAAGCTCCTCAAAGTAGCCGCTGTTTTTAACCTTGACCAACCGCAGGGGTTCGATACAACTACTGACATAGCCACCACCTATCGGCGATGTCCAATCCATTGGCTGAACAACCATCGGTTCGTAGACCGGGCGCAGGTGTTGAACAAAGTTGTTGCGCTTGTCAATCCACTCTAAAGTTTCTGGCAAAGCTCTGACGATGTTGGCGGACTTTTTGAGACCCAATTTGACATGGGTAACTTCAACCAAACCTATGGTCTCCATGATGATGTCCAGCAGCTTTACGCCAAGGTGAAGACGGTCTGTCTTACTCCATGCGGAAAACCCCGCTACAGCGTCTGAAGCCCTAATGGCATACATACGTCTATGAAATGTACTGCCGCGCTTTGTAGCCTCCTTTAGGAGCCTCTTGTAGCCCGCCTCTTCGACATCTCTCACGGCTTGCATGCGGTACTCGGTTTCGATCAGAGAGCCGATAGCCATACCAACAAATTGGATGGTTTTGGTCTTTGATACGCAACTCATAACCGCCTTCATCGCGAGGAAAGAAACCTTCCTTGTGTCAGCACCTTTAAGCAAGCCAGCAGCGATAGAAGATCGACCCCCTTTGCCGCTATTGGCTTCAGACAACCAAGTGCCTATCGCTTCGGATAAGACATCCATGCGACCACTGATGATCTTTTGACCATAGCTTGTCTCATCCTCTCGCCCTGCCTCTTTGGCATCGTTTAGGTTTTTCCAGAAGCGCTTAACGCCTCTTGCTGACATGCCTTCTTCCAGACTTATCTGAAGTTGCATAAGGTCTTGAGTATCTTGGGTTGCCATAGATTTCTCTTTCTTTATCGACGACGTCGAATTTAGTTTCTTTAGTTCTCTTTAGGTCTTTTGGATCCTAAGGAGTCTTTAGTTTCTTTAGTTGTCTTTAGGTCTTTAGGATCCTAAGGAGACTTTTGTGCCTTTTTGTGCCATTTCGGGGTATGCAAAGACATTACCACTCACAGCTTCTTTTCCTTGTGTGCAACCCTTCCCAATCGGTATATTCATGTCGCCTAATGTGCAACCAATGCTTTGGTTTGCTCATAAAAACTATTCTTTAGAGGGGGGTTTGGTGCGACTGGCGGGAATCGAACCCGCATGGGCGTTAGCCCGACAGATTTTAAGTCTGTTGTGTATACCTGTTTCCACCACAGTCGCTTGTGTGCTGCTACCTTGGATGCATTTAACATCGCGGACACAGCGGGTTTTAAGACCTCCGTTCTCCAATTAAAACAACAACTTAGCATGGGATTTGCCATTCATGGCATCTCACAATGGCAACTATATACATAATTCCTAATAGAAACATAGGGTTAGGGATGTGCCATTGCGAAATGCCATAGTGGCACATCACAAAACAAAGTCTTCTAAATCTGATGTTCCGGCGCTGAGTGTATCAGGTGCTAGGTGCATGTACCGCTCAGTTGTCAGGATGCTTGCATGCCCCATCCAAGCTTTTATAAACGCTGAGTTCTTACCCTTCATGGCAAGCCGACTGGCACAGGTGTGCCGCAGCATGTGTACGACAAACTGAGGGTCTTTAGCGAACCCCAGCTTATCGACCATAAGCTCCCAATGACGACGCAGCTGTGAATCAGTGAAGTCTTCAAAGATGCCAACCAAGCCGCTCAACCGTCTACGCTCAATGATCTCTGTGACCCTCTTGGTAGTTGGAACCGCTCTGGCTTTGTTGGTCTTGGTCTCACCATGTTCTAAATGCAGCATGCCATTATAAAACTGATCAAACCTAACGTTCAAAAGCTCACTGCGACGGAACCCGCTATCTATTGCACATGCAGTGAAATCAGCCAGATCATGCGCCCCAGTCTTGGCACACCAGTCAAAGCACTTCTTCTCTTCGTGGGGGTTTATAAACCGGATGCGATGCTCCGACTCTTTACGCCTTGGGAGCCTAGGTCGCCGATCAATAATTCCGTCCTCTTCAGCAATCCTCAATAGGACTGAAATTGCCGACAGTTTACGGTTGATCGTCGCCCCAGTATTGCCAAGCTCCGCCAGCCTCACTGTGGCATCCCGTAGCACCTGTGTTGTCACATCCTTCGGGTGCATACGGTGATCAATGACGTTTAGGATTCCGCGAGTGGTTCCCTTGAGTTTGTCCTTCGACTTCGCATCCGCCCAGACGGTTTTCAATGCGATGTCAAACAACTTCTCAAGTGTTACACCAGCTGTGCTTACCGTATGTGCAACCTTTGGTTTTTGTGGTGAACTCTTAATGTTAGGCAACATTCCCCGAACGGTAAGCTCACGGCGTTCCAAAGTTTCCGCAGCCCTGAGTGTGGATGCAGAACCTCGGTAGCGCTTGTCACCCGTCCCGATGGTCACGTAGAACCTGCCACGTCTTTCAACAATACTCATGGTTATTCTCCCAATATCATTTTGACTAATTTTTTACCGGAATCGGTACAAGAGACATATCGAATCCTGCGATCCATCATGTCCTCTGTGTACTCAATAGCGCCCTTGCCCGTCCGTTTCTGACGGTTCCATGCGCTCCAATAGGACAAATGCCTACTGGCGGTAGCCAAGGTTAAATTTAAACTGTCAGCAACCTTCGATGGTGTCGTCTGACCTGCGTTGTAAACTTCTAGTATCACTGCTAATTTCGTCACCGACATGTCACTGTCGATGGCGATCAAGCGGTTAACCAAATTCGTCATGTCCTGTATTTTCAACATAGGATTTTTCCTTCTCGCGAACCCTGCTAAGGGTTATTACAGTGTAGAGCCAGTTAATTTCTAGCCCTGAATTATGTACCAAGTACGTGGGGATTAGGTGTCGCCACCCCGCTCGTCCGATTTCAATAAATATCTCAATTCCAGTAAATTTAGCAAACATGTTTGCTTGTCCCTTCTTCTAAATACTGATCAAAGAATGATGAAAAAACATGTTAAGTTTCTTTCCATCGTATATTTTATGCTTTTGGTAAGCATTTCCAAACTAAGCGGATTTTCCATCCATTCAACCGCCGATGGTGTCATCGGTGTGACTTTGTAGTCTTGATCAACCCTGAACGTCCGTGGTTCGTCGCCGTTTGGCAGCGTGAACTCAATGAGCCAAGATTCCTGTATGACTTTAATGTCAACGCAGTACTCTATAGACATGTTTTCTCCTTTGGTCTTGGGGAAAATGCCCCAGAGAGACCTCAGCCAAGTGGCTGAAGGCAATCTGTGGAACTCTCAGTTGTTTTACTTTGGTTTAGCGCCGGATAGCGAGGACATTTTGGATAGTAAGGCGTTCAAGGGTTCATGCATGAGCGCTCTGGCGCAGCTAACAGTGATTGGGTAGAACTCCGTGCCGCTGTCACTCTCCTCTACCCGGTTGAGATACCGCTCAAAGAACTCCTTCACACACACCCGCAGTTCAGCGTCGCGCTGTTCCTGCTTTTTAATCCGCTCAACGATCAACTCAGCGAACTTTAGCTGTGACGCTGTCAAGCTCGTCGGGTCAAAGCCGTTCGGCTCTGCTGCGATTAGTCCAGCCTCAATAGCTATTTGTTTAATCCGCTTTGTGAACTTCGTGGGTAGCTCTTCCGCTGCCGGGTTTAGGCGTTCAGCTTCCCCAATTCCCGCCTGTATGGCAGTTAATATTCCCAGCCTTGTTAGTGCAGCCAGTGCCTCCGGTGGGAAGTCAAACTGATAGTCTGCGCTGCCGTCTGCGTTCTCACGAATCAGTGACACAGAGCCGTTGCTCTTCATTGTTTCATCAGTCATGCTTTGACCCCAGCCAAGTCAGCATCAAACGCCGCCTCAACCTCAACCTCATCCGCCAGCTTGCGTACAAAGTTGCAGCCTTGATGCACCCACGCACCATTAACCCATGTACGCTTAACCCAGATGCGCCCAGCAGACCCGTTGTAGTCGGCGATGCGTGATGTGTATTTTGTGTAGCCTCTTATAAAAGCTTTACTAGCCGCTTTCATACTTTGACCTCAGCCAAGTCAGCCGCCTCGCCCTTGCCCCAATAGGTCTCAAGGTACTCACGCGCCACAGCTTCGCCCATGCGTTTGATCATGTGGTTGTAGCGGTCAGCGAGGTCAGCCATGCGCTTTAGCTCGGCTGTGGCTGCGTGTGCACCCTCTGGTGTGCCGAACTCGACGGTATGGCACAGCAGCGGCGTGATGTTCGACCATGTGGGCGTGATGTCAATGTGCTTTGTTTTCATGTTGTTTACTCTTGATGTGTTGGGTTGAAAGGGTCGCCAGCCAAGTCAGGCGGCTACTTTGGCGTTGCGCTCTACAGCCGCCAGCGCGTC